ATCGTGCGCGCGGCTGCGGGGGACATGCAATCTCGTCTGTCGGAGGTGCAATCATGACCGACGAACTGCTGTCTTACGTCGTGCGCGCTGAGATCGAAGAGTTGGAAACGGGCGAACAGGCCGAAGTGGCGTTCCAAGTCCGATCAACTTGTCCGGTGCTGGCCGTGACGATCGTCCAAGAAATTTTCATGCAAGGCAAGCCACGCGCCGCATACCCGAAGCCGCTGTTCAAAATGCGAAAAATCTCGGCGCAATAATAGTTTCGCTTGCAAAGAACGTGCAGTTTCCGTTACAATGGACTGCACGTTCTTTCATTTCTAACTTACAAAAACATGACAACTCTCTTACCTCGCCTCGTTCCCCGCTGGTATCAGGCCGACGCGCTCACGGCCGTCATGGACGCGTTGACCACTGCCGCAAACGTCAACCCTCTAGCTGCAATCGTCACTGGCGGCGGCAAGGCGCTACTGTGTGCAATGCTCTCGGAGGCCATTAATCAGCGCTGGCCCGGCGCCAGGTGCATGACGCTCGCCCCGTCCATGGAACTGGTCAAGCAGAATGCCGAGGAGGCAATGGGCTACCTGCCTTATGCACTTGGCTCGCGCGTCGGCATCTACTGCGCTGGCCTAGGCATGAAAGAGCGCATGTCCCAGCTCACGATCGGCACGCCGCAATCGGTCGCGCGCCAGGTCAAACGCTTTGGCAAAATCGACTTCGTGATCATCGACGAGGCGCACACGTTCAACCCGACGCTCAAGACCGCAAAGAACATCATTGACGGCCTGCGCCTGGCTAATCCTGGCGTGCGCTTCATTGGCCTGACCGCAACGCCCTTTGCCATGAAGGGGCTCAAGGTCGTTCCGCTGACCGAATGGGGCTTGTTCGATGCGAAGGTCTATGATCTGACGTCCGGCCGCAATTTCAACCGCCTGGTGCGCGAGGGCTTCATTTCGCCCGTTGTAGCCCCGTCTATCCGCTTTCCGCAAATCGACACGTCTGAGGTCAAGACGAAGGGCGGCGACTTCGACGAGCAGGCGCTTGCGCTTGAGGCTATGAAGGTCACGCGCGAATGCGTCCAGGTCGCGCTGGACAATGCGCCGGACCGCAAACACTTCATGTGGTTCGCTGTGAACATCGAGCACGCGCACATGATCGAGAAGGCGCTCCAGGAAGCCGGTGAGTCGGTCGTGGTGATCCACGGCGAACTAGAGAAAGGCGAGCGCATCGACGGTGTCGAGGCCTACCTGAAGAAGAAACACCGGCACATCGTCAGCGTCGCCATGCTCACGACCGGCTTTAATGCCAAATTCGTCGACTGCATCGTGTCGCTGCGCCCGACGCGCTCCCTGGTCCTGTGGCGGCAGATCGTCGGCCGCGGCCTGCGCCCTTACCCCGGCAAAGAGAATATCCTGGTGCTGGACGCCGGCGGCAACTTCGCGCGCCATGGCGCCATCAATGCCGACGTGGGCTCGGGCGACTCGCGTCTGGGCTTGTGGGAGTGCTCCGACGCCGTTGTCGAGGCGCCGGCGCGCGCCGGCATGGCCGGCAAACCAAAGCGCGAACGCAGCGGCATTCGCTTCCCGATCAACAACCCCGAGCAGCCAGAGTACGACCTGCGCGTTGCGCTGGGTCTGATGGAGAAAGACGCGCAGGCCTGCGGCTTCCTGAACGACGCGGACCACATGGTCTGTCGCCAGTGCGGCCGGCCGCGCCAGGGCTTCCTGTCGGTGCGCCAGCGGCGCGAGGTGACCGATCGCGGAATCGGTGACGGTGATTCCTATGAGATTCACGACGAAGATAGCGTCGTCCTAAAGGACGAGGTCTGCCGCGAGACGCGCACGCTGCCCGTGCACGATATGGAAGTTGTGCCAGAGGGCCAGAGCGTCCTGTCGTTCCGCTATCACACCGACTTCGGCGCCTATACACTGCGTCTGGACTACGACCGCACGACCGCCGACAACAAGTTTTACGCGCAAGCCAGGAAATTTTACGAAAAGGCCACTGGCCGCAAAGTACCGCAAGACGCCTACCGCGTGCTGCTGATGCGCGAAATGTTCCCTAAACCGCTTGACATTACGCTTACAAAGTACGAAGATGGTGCTATCTACTTGAGTGAAATTCGCTTTGTTCGCGATGATAAATTGGAGAGTTTCCGTTATGACCCAAAATTCTAAATTGAAATTAACGCACTGGTTTCCTGGGAACACCGCTCCAGGCCAGAAAGGTGTATTCCAACGTAAGCTCCCTAGCGGGACAGTAGTTTTCTCTTATTGGGACGGGCATCGATGGGGTCCTGTCAGCGGCATCTCTGCTGTCGAAGCACTGAAGTGGCGATTAGGCTTTTCTGGCTGGTCACGCTACAAGCTGCCCTGGCGCGGTCTGGCTGAACAACCGAAGGAGGCAAAATGATCACTCACTTGCAAGTCCTGGACGCCTTGCGGAAAGCTGGACACACCACGAGCGAAGTCAATTCGGTGATGCGCCGCCTGGCGGCCAAGGAGCTGCGCGACGAGTTCGCAATGGTCGCACTGTCCGGAGTGTTGGCAAACGGACAGCGCAGTTTTTCAAGCCCGGAAGCTGCAAGCTCCGAAGCTTATCGCATTGCCGATGCGATGATGAAGGCGCGCGACAAATGAAAATCCGCGATATTAAACGTCGCCACGTGACTGCCAGACGAGCTGCGCACGCACATTATCTGACAATATGCTACAGGCCTTCGCGTAAAGAAAGGGAAAACTTTCTGCGCGAGTGGCGGCTAGCTGAAGCTCGCGTGCAACGTTTCTCGCAGCCGACCGACGCAGAACGCAATGCGCTTTACATGTGGGCGCCAAAATGGCATACTTACAAAACCATAACAAAAGATTGACACTCACATGACACAAGAACGACTCCTCTTCCTTGACTTCGAGACCCAGAGCAAGACTGACCTGCCGGCCGAAGGTCTGGGCAGGTATCTAGTTGATCCGACCACGAAGGCGTACTGCTTTACCTGGCGACTGACCGGCATGAACGCCACGGAATTGTGGGAATTCGGACAACCGATCCCTGCGGCCATCGTGCGACACATCGCGCCTGGCGGTTTGTTCGTCGCTCACAATGCGCCGTTTGACTTCCACATCTGGAACGAAGTTCTATGCCGCGATTATCCTGAATTGCCACGGCTCAAATCCGCACAGGTGCGCTGCAGCGCGGCGCGTGCGCGCTACAACGGCCTGCCGGGCTCGCTGGAGGGTGCATGTCACGCGATGGGCCTGCCGATCCAGAAGGATACGGACGGCGGCAAGGTCATGAAGGAAATCGCAGCCAATCCGGATTGGACGCCCGCCACGCACCCGGAGCAGTTCGCGCGCGTCTACAAGTACGCCATCACCGACACGGATGCCATGATCGGCCTGTGGAATGCGACCGTGCCGCTGCCGGCACGCGAACAGCAATACTTCGAGCTCGACATGGAAGTGAATGCCCGCGGCTTCGGCGTGGACGTAGAAGCTGCCCAGGCGATGGAAGACATGAAGCTGCTGGCCGAGGCCCAGCTGGACTATCAGGTCGCGCTGCTCACGCAAGGCGGCGTGCTGGCCATCACTGAGGTAGCGAAGATCAAGGAATACGCGCACCAGCTAGGCGAGGAGATCGACGACGCCGGCAAGGAAGCGTTGAAGAAGATCGCCGCACGCGAAGATTTGCCGCTGGACCTGCGCGAATTGCTCAAGCTGCGTCTGGACGCCTCCCGCGCGCCGAAGAAGTCGGCGGCCATCCTGCGAGCCCATGTCGGCGGCCGGCTGCAACACTCTACCGTCTACCACGGCGCGCTGTCGGGCCGCTCCACCGCGCGCGGCGCCGGCGGCGCGCAAACCCTGAACGTCGCCCGCCCTCGCCCCGGCAAGTCTGCCGAGCTGTGCGAAGAGTTCCTGGAAGCCGCCAGGCGGCGCGATGCGGCGTTTTTGACGCAGGAGGGCCACGGCCCTATCCTGGCCGCGCTCGCGGACGCCCAGCGCCCGCTATTCAAGGCTACGCTGCCGGGCCATGTGCTGGTTGGCGCCGACCTATCGGGAATTGAGGCCCGCATGGCGCCCTGGCTGGCGAACGACGAAGAGAAGCTGGTCAACTACGAGAAAGATATCGACTCGTACAAGGTGGCCGCCGTCAGCATCTTCGGCACGACTTACGAAGAGGTCACGAAGGATCAGCGCCAAATCGGCAAGGTCGCCGACTTGTCCCTAGGCTTTGGCGGGGGCGATGGCGCGTTCGTCAACATGGCTGCAAATTACGGCGTGAACTTGCCGCCTGAGCAAGTGTCGAATATCGTCTGGGAATGGCGCGCAGCGCGCCCAGCATTTGAGCGTTGGTGGTCCGTGCTGGAGTACGCCGTGCTGATCGCACTGGATCAACCAGGCCGCAAGGTTGAGGTGCCAGTCGGGCGCGGCTACTGCTCGAAAGTGATCTTCGAGCGCGATACAGTCGCCCTACGCATGCACCTGCCCTCTGGGCGCGCCATCAGTTACCACAATGCCCGCTTGCACCTGGAGCCGGGCGCGCAAGTGCCGGTGGCTGTCTACGACAAGCCCGAGGGCTACGTCGAGACGCTGGACCGCAAGATCCTATCGAACAATATGACCCAGGGCCTGGCGCGCGATTTGTTCTGGCCGATCATGGTCGATGTGGCTCCGGTCGAAAAGATCGTGCACCACGTCTACGACGAGGTGATCTTGGAAGTACCAAAAGACCGCGCCGAGCTGCGCCTGGAGCAGCTGCTGGCGCGCATGCGCATCGCCCCGGCCTGGGCGCCCGGCCTGCCGCTGGACGCTGCTGGGTACACAAACTTACGCTGGAAAAAGGACTGATCATGAACATCAAGAAGATCAAGCTGCATGTCACCGAATATTGTTCATTCTGCAAAGCAGAAGGTACGCCCAAAGTGCCGGCGCTTTGGCTGCTTACTTTGAGCAATAAACGTGCTTGCGCAACGCATCGGCCGAAACTGGCAGACCTCGCGGCAGAGCGCCGCGCGGCAGATCGCGATTACACCGAAGCCGACTACCAAACTTGGCTGAAACTTTAAAAGACTGATCATGAACGGATTGAAAGATTTGCCGCCGTGCCCACGTTGCGGTCACACCCCGCTGTTCCACAAATTTGGAGAGGTATTCCAGGTTGAATGCACCACCCGAGATTGCGGCGTGGTTGGTGGGGCCGGTTTGACGCCGCGCGAAGCTCTCGAGGCTTATATCGAGAGCGTGGACGATTACGTCGCCGATTGGCTTACGAAAAAATAACAAAGGAGTAACAAAAATGACACACGACGCAGTGAATCACCCTTCGCACTACACCTCGCATCCGGCCCGCTGCGAATGCGGCAAGCCGATCGAATGCATCCAGATCACGGAGCACATGGGCTTCAACCTGGGCAACTCGATCAAATATCTCTGGCGCGCCGACTTGAAAGGCGCCGCGCTGGAAGACTTGAACAAGGCCATCTGGTATGTTGAGCGCGAGATTTTCAAGCGCCAGCGCGCGGCGGAAGCCGAACAGGCGCAGGTGACCGCCGAACTGACCGAAGCTGCTGCGCAGTGTGCGACTGAAGCGAAAGAGTTGTGGGCAGAAGTCAAACAGTCGGCCGCTGCCGACTACCTCGAACCTACGCCCGCAGCGGTGCGTCGCGCATTTGAGGCTGGATTCCCGACAAGCACGCGAGTCCCCGATGCGCAGAACGCGAAAGAAAGTGCGCTGTCCGCCATCCCGGACAGTCTGGCCGATAAGATGCCTGCCGACGCACAGCTTGCACGCCGCATCGAGCAATTTGCGAACAAGACGGACAATCCTGAACGTACTGCGGCCGAGTTGCGTGCCGCGTTTAAAATCGGATTCCCGTCAAGCAAGGGCGTCGCCCACGAGGCATTACCCGCATATTTTGAGAGCAATGGTCTCAAAATTTGACA